CCTCACACCAGCCGTAGCTGCGGATGGCGGGGCACGGCAGGTACACGCAGGTCGGCGACCTCCGACTGGACCACAATCAGATCCCAGTCGACCTCGGGCGGGAAAACGCCCGCGTGCGTGCTGAGCTCGCTCGCAGCGCTGCGCCGCAGGAAATCGGCGGTCTCGTACAGCGAACTGGGAGGCCCAAAAATCCCGCTGTGCTCGGGAGCTGGCCGCCCGTCGTCAGTGCCCACGCACTCCACCAGTCCGTCGCCCACGGCGCGGCGGTGACGGTGCGGCACGGTCATAAGATCCTGATCGTCCAACCAGCGGGATAGGTCGGCAGGTTTAAACCACTTTGGCGCGGAGCTGACTGCCTGCACCTCGAGTACCGACCGGAGAGAGACCACAACACCTGCCGCGAGGCGGCTCTCAGCGGTCCCGTCACAGGACTGGAGGGCAGCCAGCGAGATCCCCGCATCGACGAGCTCGCCGATCGTCCGGTACCACGTGGCCTGGGAGGCGGGAGGCGAACGCTTGGCGGCTGTCCAGCCGCGATCGATGATGCACCGCAGGTGGGTCAGGGCGCGGCGCGTGCCCATGCTGCGGGCACGCCCAACGGCATTTTCCTCGTAATAGGTGGTGATTTTCTGCTCGAGTTCAGTCTCATTTGCGAGCGACATAGACGGGTCTCCCCAGAGTGCGGTTAGGACTGGGCGCCAAACATGTGCCCAGAGGCTGTGTACAAAACTTGTTCCGGCATCAGCGAGCTGGCGCTCGCAGCGGATGAGATCGACGGCGGTGCCGTCCCAGTCGGTGATACCGAGGCGTTCGAGCTGACCGACCAGCCCGCGGCGCAGCGTTCTGGCCTCGAGGCGCAGCAGCTTTTCGCAGTAGGTCTGATAATCGGGGTCGGACAGGGCCTCGACCCGGGCTGCCAGAGCGGCGTTACCGGGGTCGCGACGGAGTTCCTGAGTCAGGCGTTTTTCCTCCTCTCGGGCCTCGGGCCCTTTGGGGTAGGCAGCCCCGCGCTGGTGCTCGGAGTTCGGGTTGATGTAGGTCGTATCGCCAGATTTGGCGAGGAGCTTCTGCTCACGCTCGGCGTAGGTCCCCGTAGACCCGGCGGCGTGGACGTGCCCGATCTGAATGTGGCTGATGCGTTTCAGCAGGGCGCTGACGTCGGCCACGGTGGAGCAGTGCACGCCAGAGGTTGAATCGATGCGCATGACCTGACACCCAGCCACATCGACCAGGGCGGCGAGGTCCGGGCAGCCACGGACAAACGCGCTCATCGCGATCGGCAGGGCCTGACCGAGTGTGTAGATATCGCTGAACGCGTTGAAACCGTAGCTAATTTTGCTGGGGTTGATTTTCGCGGACACATAGGGATCCAGTCCCAGCCGAGCATTACCGCGCGGATAAATTTTTATCGCCATCGAGCCGAGATGGGACTCAATGGATTCGAATGGGGCTTTCAGTTCGTCAGTGATCACCGACCCGTCGGGCTGGAACGTGACCTCTGCACACAGGCGCAGGTCAGGCACCAACCAGGCCAATTGCCTCAGATCGACGTCAAAAGTTTTTTCGGTGGAGAGGCTGACGATACCGTCGAACTCGACCGCATCGGAGGCGCCCACACAGCAGCGTGGGTCGAAAACGAACGGGAATCGCAGCTCAACGAAATCGTTGAACGCCACGAACCCGGCCAGCGCCGTTTCGATGGCCGAACTGAGAGGTTTTTTTTGTGATACGGGCTGTGATACCGGGTCCATACGCCTATCCGAGACAATGCTGAAAAAAAATCCGGCCTCGGCGCCAAGGCCGGACCAAAACACAATTTTTTTCATTACCCATTTCTGGGTGCATTGCCCGAAGGCGTCATATCCCGAAGGAATGAGACACGAACGTGTCTCGAACTGACCGCCCCGCATAAAATCACGGGACTCGATCATCCTGCCACAGGGTCAGACGGAACACAACCGATTTTTACAGGTGAAAACAGACCCTAAAACAGGCTCAAAAAAGAGCCTCAAACGACATCGAATTTATCACGGTGAGAATTGGGTGGGAGATTACAGTACTCCCACCCGACCCAACCACCCTCCCCCAGACCGACCCGACACACAAAAACAAAAACCGCCCCTACGGGGTCGCGCTCTCTGCCGCTGGGCAGGCCGACCGGCGTAGGTGGTCGTACAGATGACCACCCGTGCGGACGGCAAAATCAGGGCTCTGGCTCACCGGCCACCGCCCGGTTGAACTCGGCGAACTCCGGTGCCTGCTCCTCCCAGAGCTCAATGGCCAGCGAAAGCTGCTCGATCAGCGCCCTGTTGGCGTCATAGACATCGATCAGTCGTTCCAGCAGCGCCAGCGCCTGCTCATAATCTGCCTGGCAATGGATCTCGATCATAATTCTGCCACCGGTGCCAGTTGCGCCAGGGTCGCGGCCCGGATTGATTCCAGGATAGAGACCGCATGTTCTGGTGGGATGGGCGCATCGAATCCAGCTACCAGGGCGCGAATATGCGAGTCCAACGAGTCAACAGCGGCACGATCAAACGTGACCGTGACAGTGCGTGCTCGCTGCCGTTGCCTGTATCGAGCCTGTTTTTGCGCTGGGGTCAGTGCCGTTCCGGTGCTGGGGCGGCCACGGCGGCGGGGTGTGGGGAGCAGGTCGTGGGTTTTGGTATCGTTCGGGTCGCGCATCTGGAAATCCTTTTTTGGTAACGGTGACCGAAATAGAGTAGCACTATTTATGGTAACTGTGACCAAAAATAAAGACAGGCATCAACGTGCCTGCCCTGATGTAAGAGAACGCAGATCTAGATCAAGGTCGGCTTACCATCGATGAACACGAGGCGCTTGCCATCTTCACGGGGGGCAACACGTGGGAGGATCGTGTTGGTGTCACCGAGGACATAAGAACCGGACTTCAGATAGAAATAGGCATCCGGGGCATCTTTTTTGGGGTGTAGGACGGAGCCTTTATCTGAACGCATTACATAAACGCCGTACTGGCCGGCAGGCAATTTCATTACATTGGAAAATTCCGTGCCATTAGCGGGCCGGACCACCTTGATGTAATGGTTAAAGCTCTTGTATGCAGGGTCAAAACAGCTGAAGTCAAAGTTACTTTTTGCTAGAAAATCAGCAGGTTCGCACACATACGCATCTAGATTAGGCTTAGCAAAATAACCGTTTAAGGCTTTGAACTCTTCCGGATCTTCAGGCCTCTTCTCGTAATTGGCTTTCAACACACGCAACACAGTCGCAGCTGACCGATAATCTTCACCCGGCTGTAGTTTGGCGGTGAATACTTTAGCCGCGTCCAAAGGGTATTGATCAGCTAGACCTGAGATGAATCCCAGTCCAAGTCCTAACGTTCCGCCACCTAATGAACCAAGGCTTCCGCTGAGATCGTTGGCCAGCAGCATGGCATTGCTACTCGAGGTTGCGAGGGTGTCGAATTCCTGGCTGTAGCTGTTGTCCACAAGTAAATATGGATAACCAGCATAAGCAGCTACGTTCAACGCAACGCTCTTGCTCTTATCCTGAACGAATGGCTGTCCCAAATCTTTGGGGGTGGATGAGCACCCGGTTATAGCTGCAATCGAAAGCACAGATGCAACAAAAATATTCCCTTTCATTTTTCTCTCACAGAGCCGGGAGCACCGGCAAGTTTTATACGGAGTCAATTGATTTTGTAGGGGATTCTAATGGAAATATTTTCGCGCGATCTAGGCCTGTCTCTATTTTTTCTCACAGAACGTGATGGAGATAGACAATGACGCCTAGTGGTGGGTGCTGAGAGTGAAGTGATACACCGCGCATAATAGACATTATGTTACGGGCGGGAATTGGTATAACGATGCCGCTTCGCGGCCCACGTTCTACCAACCCCCGTCAGCACAAGTGCTGCAAACCCTCAACATAATGCTCGCATTATGCGCAATGAAGGGTGCAGGAGGACGGAATGAAGAGAACTGAACAATGGAGCCGTTTTGATGCGGCTGACTGCTTGGTCACTGAGGCCGACATGGTTGCGTATCTGCAGGCTGCTCTTGAAGATGGCGATCCGGCGCTGCTGACTGCGGCGTTTGAAGATGTGGAGCGTGCTCGTGCCAAACTGCGTGGCCAGCCACATTACACGCTGGAAGAACTGCTGGCTCGGTGTGACCCCAGCGTCACCGCAGCAAGTGAGATTGATTGGGGTTCAGATGTTGGATTGGAACGTTTTGAGTAACTACGGTTATCTCATCCGCGGATTGTAAGATGATTTACCGCCATAACATTTTTTGTTTTGCATATCTCGCGCTCCTGCCCATCTATCGTTCGATGAAATGTCTTCTGTCGGTGCATTGATAATGGCGCTTTACATGAGTAGCAATGAGTGGCGTTTGGCATGATAGCAAGAAGATAAAAGCACAAAGGTAAGCCGATGACTCCCAGAAGAATGATTAATACTTGATTGTCCATCTAGTACCTTCAGGCAATGAAGTAGTTAGATGCCGATAAATAGGGATATCGGCATTACCGTGAGAGATAACAAGGCTTATTAAAAGAAGTAGCCCGCAGCTTTTCCTTAGCTTAAAGGTTCGGAAATCGATCAGGAGCGAGGCTACATACAGACCTCCTGCGATCTGACTGGCCAAAGCAGAAGGAAAATATCTGGTTGATTCCTTCTGCAGATGCTCTTGCAGCGATAACAGAATAATACAGTCAACCGCCCTGCCCCACATCACCGAAATGTCCCATTTTGAGACAAGAGTCCACTATTAAATCAAGACGTTGTGCGGAATCCCCCTCACTTATTGAACATTATGTTTGATTTTCACAGTTATAATTCTCGTTATTACAATGAATATTCTTAGAAATATCTGTCCCCTACTTGAGAGGTCTCTCTCTGGAAATATTGATACTCCTTCTTGTAAAACAGCCATAAAAAATGCCGACTATCTCGATAGATTCCCCTCCCTTAATCCTCACGGCTTATTGTTGTGGCTGGCATGATTGCGACTTTTTTGGAAGTCGGGTCAATTCATATTCAAGGCACGTTTGGCGATGGTCAATGTGGGTGGTTGGCAGGTCAAGTAGAGGTTGCTGTTAAACTGCTGCAATATACGTTTGAGCTCGTTCATATCGTCGGGATGGAGGGTTAAGGACCAGAGCGCTCGGGGCTGGCCGTGATGGAGGCCATTGGTATAGATAATGGTGCAATCTTCTATACGCAACTCTTTGCAGTGGGCCTCCATCTGCAGGCCCACATCCGGAAACCAGATATGCAGTGTGCCTGAAGAGATAAAGGTGAACTGGGCCATGAGCGACCCTTTGCCAACGATCCTGAAGGTCTTTTCCACCACTGCCACTTGCATACCCGCTCCTTGGTATCTCGTTAATATTGACATCAATATCACCAATGATGACTGGATATGCAAGTGTGATAACAAGGCGCTGTTCAACCGAATATGACTGCTTCCGGCATGTTACTTAGCTTTCGGCATCGGGTGTTCTCGGTGTTTCAGCAAACAATTCCGTTTTTTGCTTCTCTGCTACGGGATAAATATGTATGCCGCAGATGGCAAGGAGCCTGTTCTGAATCATCCATGTGAGCCAAAAATATTTCCTGAACCGATTGCCATCCAGAGAAGTACAAAATCGCCGCACCAACTTCTATGACATCCCAAACAAGCCATTCTGTGTTCTAAGAGCCATGTCACGTTGTTCGTTAGTTCTTGTGAATGTTATCTCTCACATGTTGGTTCAATCGGTCCAGCGGCTTTTGCTGGGCGCTCTCATGTCGTTCACTATTGCTGGTGTGCAGGTATTTCGAAGTGGTGTCGATGCTGTCATGCCCTGCATCGGCCTGTACGTGGGAAAGCGGTCTCCCATGCAGGTTGATGTCATGGGTGATCCCGGTATGGCGAATGGCATGGGGCGACAGTTGCCGCATTTCAGCTGCATCCTGGGCAAATCCATCCAATTCGGCCAGCTCGGCTCCCTTGGCGATGATCACCATGATCAGATCCCGTAACTGGCGGATACCGAGGTTGGCATTGAGCTCGCCCTGCTCACGTCCGTGGGCTGCCGCTTTATGGCGAACAAACAGGGGGGTCTGTTCATCTGGAGTCGGTAATGGCGCAAGGCCAAGAAAGGTGCGATAACGCTCGAGCGCACCCAACAAGGCTTGGGAAACCGCCACGGTACGCCGTTTTCCCCCTTTGCTCTGGGGAATAAAGTAGCCCCAGACGCCGGTTTTGCGATCACGGCGAAACTGGCCCATTACGGGGGTAAAGCCCGGTCGGGCAGCAACCTCAGAGATCCGCAGATAGCAGGCATACATCAGGATGGTAAGAAAGCGGCTGCGTTCGTGCTGTTCCGGATATTCGCTGGCCAGAGTGTCGGCGGCCTGCATCACGTATGACCACTGCAACTCGCTGAAGGCCTGCACCTGATCATCGGCTTCCTGCTGTTTCGGCCGTTTGACCCGCTGCAGTAGCAGAGCGGGATTCCTGTCCATGTACTCCTCCTGGATTAGGAACTGGAAGAAGGCCGACAAGATGGCGAGCTTGGTCTTCATCGCCTGCTCGCTAAGACGATAGGGCAAGGTGCGGCCCAGTTCCCGCTTGCCGAGGAACGGTCGCCATTGCGGATTGGGCAACCGCTCTCCCCACTCCTTGTCGAGGATAAACTGCGCCACGTTGCGGTAGGCGATCAACTCGTCAGGGGGGGACTGACAATAGTCGAGATAGCGGATCATGATGCGGCGAGTGAGATCTTTCGGGCTGATGGCCGCCTCGCGAAAGCACCAGTGCAAAAAAGTGGTCAGTTCGCTGCGATAGGTTTTGTAGTTGTTTTCGCTGTTGCGCTGCTCTAGCAGCCAATCGACCGCCAGTTCGTAAACCAGCCCTGCATCGGGCACATCGTTGAGACTGAGGTTGGCAAGGTACTGATTGACCTGTGGGTTACCGGCCTCCAGATAGATAAGGCTGTCAAACAGCGGCAT